GGTGGTAACGTTTCTATTGTTGGTATTTTCAATGGCTGTGAGTATGTTTCTTCAACCACAGGTGAAACTATACGGTCTAACCAATGGCCTGGTTCTGGCGCGGATTCTAATTTCCCCGTCAAAGCTTTCTTGTATGATGATCCTAATCAGTTGTTTACGATTGCAACATCTAATGTTGTTGCTGCGGCAAACACTGAAGCAGAAATCCGTGCAGCAGTATTTGCAAACATTGCGCTTGCAACAGGTAACAGCGGTTCTACAACCACTGGTATATCTTCTGCAACAGCGGATTTAAATACTATCGCAACCACCAACACTTTGGCTTTAAGAATTATGGGCGTTCAAGATGATCCCGATAATTCTGATTTCACTGCTGCTGGTATTCCATTAATCGTTCGTATAAACAACCACTTCAATGCACCAACTGGTTCCATTGCAGCTGGCACTGTTTCTACGACCGGCGTGTAAGGAGTTAGACAATGGCTATATCAAGAGCGCAACTAGCGAAAGAGCTAGAGCCTGGTCTTAATGCCTTATTTGGCATGGAGTACTCCAGGTACGAAAATCAACACGCAGAAATCTTTACAACTGAATCTTCAGATCGAGCATTTGAAGAAGAAGTAATGTTAAGTGGCTTTGGTGCCGCTCCGACTAAGTCGGAAGGTTCTGCGGTAAACTTTGACGATGCAAACGAGGCGTATACCGCAAGGTATAACCACGAGACTATAGCGTTGGCTTTCTCCATTACGGAAGAAGCTGTTGAAGACAATCTCTATGATCGTCTTGGAGCTCGCTATACGAAAGCACTTGCTCGTTCAATGGCCCACACTAAACAAGTAAAAGCTGCGTCCATTCTAAACAATGGTTTTGCAGGTGGAGCTTTTGCAGGTGGAGACGGTAAAGCACTTCTAGCAACCGATCACCCACTTACAAATGGTGGAACATTCGCTAATGAACCAAGCACAGGTGCTGATTTAAACGAGACATCTCTTGAAGATGCCTTGATCAGCATTGCAGGGTTTACGGATGAAAGAGGTCTTACAGTAGCACTACGTGGTTTAAAACTTGTTATACCTCGACAACTACAGTTTGTTGCAGAGCGTTTAATGGCTTCAAACCTTCGGACAGCTACAGCAGACAACGACACGAATGCTATTCGGTCTATGGGAATGTTGCCTGACGGTTATGCCGTTAACGACTTTCTAACAGACACAGATGCATTCTTCATCCTTACAGATGCACCTCGTGGTCTCGTTCATTTTGAAAGAACACCTCTTTCAACAAACATGGAAGCAGATTTTGACACAGGCAACATGCGGTACAAAGCTAGAGAAAGATATTCCTTTGGTTTTTCAGACCCACGTTGTGTGTTTGGATCTCCGGGAGCATAATTACTGCCTCTCTAAAACTTACAAGGGGCGATTTATTCGCCCCTTTCTTTTTGTTTTAAACTATTGTATAAGAAACTATTCCCCGGCAGTTGCATGGTGCGACTGACTTAACCCAAGACGAGGAGACACATATGGGTACTTCAACTTTTAACGGACCAGTGCGTTCGCAAAACGGTTTTCAAGACATTACAACTGACGCAACATCTGGTGCAGTTACCGTTAATTCTACATACAACAACGATGCTACTATAGGTGGTAGTGCTACGGTAGCAGGAAACCTAACAGTTGCTGGTTCTGTATTTTCAGGTGGGATGCCCACTTTAGGTGGACTTACTGTAACGGCAAAAGCCACATCTGGTACTGTTACTTATGTTGCTGGAATTAACATCAATCCTTTTACTGGAGGAGCACAACAAGTTACTACTCTCCCTGCCGCGACGGTAGGAGTGGTTGTTGTACACGCTCAGTCCGTAGATACTACTGGTGGTACAGCATTTTTAAGTTTTGATTGTGCAGGTAGCGATGCTTATGAAACGGGTAGCATTATAGAGAGCCGTACAAGTAGTGCGGTTACGTTTGATGCGTCTACAGCCGGAGAAACTCTATTAAAGTATACTCCTGCTAACGCAGCAACAAACTTGTTTAGCATTGGTTCTTACATCTACTTTACTTGCACAACAGCAGGTCTCTGGAATGTTTCGTATAACTTTCAAAGTCTTGGCGCAGGTACTACAGGTACGTTTGTTTTCGCAGCCTAATGTTTAATTTGGCGAGGTTAACGCCTCGCCTTCATTTATAGGAGGCCGAAATGGCAGGATCAGACGTACAAGTCGCATTTATAACAGATGAAAACGCAGCCGATCCCGATAGGTTGGTTACAGCGGCAAGACCAAATACAGCAGCAACAATGGCAGCAACCACTTTTCTAGGTGGAGGTGCTCGAAATGTAACAGTAACAACTACAGGTACTGGAGATAACGCAAAAACAAATACAATCGTAGGCACGGATGTTTTTGGTAATGCAATATCCGAAGTTATAGTTTCAACAGGATCTGCTGAAGCGGTTGCAGGGGCAAAATTATTTTTAACCGTTACCTCTGTAACAAGTTCGGCACAATTTGCAGCTAACATCACAGTTGGTTCTGGTGGCTTATGTGCCAAGGCTGTTGGCGGTGGTAATCGTGTTCGTCTTGTAGGTACTTCAATCGTATCGGCAGGAACAGCTGGATTGGTTGATTTTTATAATGGAACACCTGAAGATGGATCTATTGTGTTTAAGGCTCAAACAATTGGTACGGACCACGCAACAGTAGACAACACTATTCCTGATGAGGGTTTATTATTTAGTAGTGGTTTGACTGTTGGATATACCGTTGCTACTGTTTCGTTAATGAATGTCTTTCACTCGTAAGGGTATATAATGTCTTCTAAAAAAGGGGAAATGCCAAAGCGTAACAAAAAGAACTTTCGTCCCACGGAAAAAGGGGCTGGAATGACTAAGGCTGGGGTTAAAGCGTATAGAGCAAAGAACCCAGGATCTAAATTAAAGACTGCCGTTACAGGTAAAGTAAAAGCTGGAAGTAAGGATGCGAAGAGACGAAAGTCTTTCTGTGCTCGCTCCGCTGGTCAGATGAAAAAATTCCCAAAGGCAGCCAAAGATCCAAACAGTCGATTACGTCAAGCTAGAAAAAGATGGAAATGTTAGATGACTATTAGTCGGGGTCAGATTAGTAAACAAATCTCTACATCACCGGGAGAAAAGAAAATGCCAAAAGACGCTTGTTATAAAAAAGTAAAAGCTCGATACAAAGTATTCCCAAGCGCATACGCAAGCGGAGCTATAGCGAAATGCCGGAAGGTCGGAGCAAAGAATTGGGGAAACAAAACAAAGAAAGCAGAAGGCGGAATAATTTCTGCTATAGATAACCCCAAGCGTCCCCCCATTAAACTTAGGGTTGGAGGGTTTATTGCCGCTGGATGTGGTGATGTTCAAGAGAAAAAACGCAAAGAAACTAGAACGTTCTAATGGCTGTTAGGAAAACAAAAAAAGGTTTGGCTTTAAAACGTTGGTTCAAGGAGGATTGGAAAGATGTTAAAACTGGTAAACCGTGTGGTCGTAAAAAGAGTGAAAAGCGTGGTGTCCCGTATTGCAGACCTACTAAAAGGGTTAGTAGCGAAACTCCTAAAACTTCTAAAGAAATGTCTTCCTCAGAAAAAAGTAGCAGGATCGCTCAAAAGAAAAGGCTCGGTCAACCCAAAGGCAAGCCCCGGAGGGTCAAAGCAACGAGTCGCAAAACAAAGAAAGCCTAGGTCAGATAAGGGCAAAATTAGAAAGAAATAATGTCATATTTACAGAGTAATATTCCTTATTTTAAATGTTGGGTCCGACGAGAATATACTCATAACCATGAGAAATATCATGGAGAGTTTTTACATGCTATGGTTATCGCTGTTACATCAATGCCAAACAGATCTCTTAGTTTTCAAGTTATCTTTACAGGAAGCGAGGCAGAGGGCGAAGAGGAAGACACAGTGCATGGCGGTGCAATGTGGGCTCGAATGCCTATTACCGCTTTAGTTGGAGACATGGCTTTAGAAGAGTGGCCTGAACCAATGGATACTTACGACGCTCAACCTTGGGATTGTTCCTCTCACCACCATGCTGTTTATGTCCTTGATAGAGCCACTCCCTGTCCTTGGTTAGCAAAGATTAACGGAGAGATGTTTCCAGCAAAATATTTGTTTACTGTAGATTATACAGAAAGTGAAATAGCGGATGATCCAGCTCAACACAAACAGTCTCATGTACTACAACTATTAGAAGCTGGCGAATGGACAGGTAATATAGTTGCATTGCCTAATAATCGTGTTCGTGTTACACATCCAGCATGGTTTCAAACAGGTGAAGGAGCTCCCGATTTTAGACCGTCACAACATATACACTATTCAAAATCGGATTTAGACTATACACTAGACGTTAATAAAATTTTTGATAACCT